CTACATCATGCAGCTTGAACAGCAGCTCCGCAGGCTATGGGATCGGGTGTGGATGCTGGAGGATAGATTCGGTCTCCAGTGCGAGAACTGTCCCGGCGAATATTTCAAGGAATATAACCAGCTCAAGTTTGAGATTGACCGAATCAACCGGGAGTTGGAGAGGTGTGGGGGAGGTGGATGATGCATCCTGAGATATCGATAATGGAAATTATTGTGGTTAGTGTGGGGCTGGCTGGGCTTATCATTCTTGGCCTCTGGCTCTTGCATGTTTTATTCGGCAAATCCCGTGAAGCCGCCATGCGGTACCACTGGAGCCAGCTTGAGACCAAAAAACCGGAGGATATGACCGATGAGGAGTTGATCGAGGCGCTGGGCAGGGTCATCGAGAGGCTCAGAAGGAGGCGACTATAGTAGCTATAAAATATTTTTATAAAAAAACTTGACACACATAAAAACTTTTAATATTCGGCAAAGGTGACAGCTCAACGAGCTGACGCCTTCCTGCCTCAGGGCCCGTTGAACGGTTCAGCGGGCCTATTTTTTTGGAGGGCGTCGAACTATTAACATTTTTAACAGGAGGTTAAGGCGATGTACAGAAAGAGGATCATAGCGGTTTTACTGGCAGTTATGATGCTGGCGGCGGTCTCAGCGTGGGCTAAACGGCCAGCCGGGGAGGTGTATGAACCGAGGGAGGACAACACAGGCTATATCGGGTACGACGGCAAATCGTGGGGCTATGGTTACTTCAATAGCGCTGTGATCGACACGGCGACCATTACCACAGCCACCATTACCAGCTTAACCGCAACCACAACCCGCACGATCTATTTTGACCTTGGGGCTGCGGCGGTAGATGGCGGGAATGATATTGACGACGGTTCCGCACCCAACCTTACAACCGTAGACAATGTTCAGGCAATCTTGTGGGACGACTCCGGTGAAACAACGGCGGTGCAATGGACGTTTCCCGTTCCGGCGGATTATTCCACCGGCATGGTCTTCTATGCCATGATCAGCTCGGACGATGCATCAGGAGCGGCCACCAAGCTGGATTGGGCGCTGACGCAGAACAAGGATGCGACGGCATTCGGGTCGCCCACCGCACAGGACTTGGTCGCAAGCACAGAAAGTGCCTTAAACACAAAGAATGACATTTTAACTCTTACTCCAGACGCCACCGGGGCAGCCCTGTTTGTGGACGGTGCCGTTATCACCCTTGAGGTCTTCAACGCCAGCACCAACGACGACGATCTTGAGCTGAAAGCGATTTGGGGTGAATATACAGCGACGCAATAGGCTGGCGGTCGTCATTGCCGTTGTCTTTGCGTTAGCTTGTATCGTTAGGCTGCCAAACGGCAGTGAGATGCGTGCCATGACCCGGTTAACAACCGAGACCTTACTGATCGTCGGCATATCGGCTGTGGTGTTTTGGTATGTTGACGCATGGATAGGGCTGTTCGTTGCGCTTGCAGCGGTCAGCCCTTTGTTTTTCAAGTTCGACGTATTCGCTTATATGCGCCGTGAGGCTATTCTGCTGGGCATTGCATGGTATGTCGTCGTAGCCAAACTGGCTTGGCGAAGGTATCTTGTCAACGCCCTGTGTGTTGTGGCGCTTTTCAACTCGCTGGCCGTGATCTTGCAGGCGTTTAAGGTTGATCCCTATGCCGTGTTCAGCTTCGGGTTGATGCACGGCACATCAAGACTTACCGGTCTAATGTTCAACGAGAACGAACTGTCCTGTCTGCTAGGCGTGACGGTACCGTTCTTTTTAAGTCGGCCATGGCGCTGGTTTATCCCGGTTGTTGTGGCCGCTTTGGTTCTGCCCAGAAGCACCGTCGGAATCCTGGCAGCGGCTGCCGGTGGGATCGTGTGGCTGATCTGCCATCGCAAAGAATGGTGGATCGCTTATATTGCACTCGCAGGCGCAGCCTACGTTATTCTTTGGGATACCAACCTGATGGCGTCTGCCGCCGTTCGATGGGGCTTTTATAAACAGGCGCTGGCTCTCATGGTCTCACATCCTTTCGGCGTGGGGCCGGGACACTGGCACCTTGCTGCAAACCAGCTCCATGCACACAGCGACCTGCTTCAGGTGGGGGCTGAAATGGGAATTCCAGGCCTGCTTGTCCTGGCGGGGTATACAATCCATCATTCCGTCCGGCACGACCTCCACCATATGATTTATTTTCTGCCGGTGATCGTGGTGTCCTTGATAGGGTTCCCATGGTTTATCGCAACCACTGCGCTGGTTAATGTTACGATCCTGGGGCTGATAAACAACAGCGGGACATCCGGCAGGTATATGTTCGGGCATCCGAATCTTGCGAGCTGGCATGACTTCGTTGAATATTTGAGGGGGCGCTGATGGCCAAACCAAAGTCCAAGCGTAAGGTGCGTTCCGATAGTCAGTTCAGCCCTGCAAAGCAGGAGATTGTAAAGACCCTGCTGCTGCGTGGGTTCACCGACGAAGAGGTGGCGACCGTGGTCGGTGTTCACCGGACAACGCTGTTCAACTGGCGAGACCGGCACCCGGAGTTCTTCGCTGCCGTGAAAGAGGCCAAGGATCAGGCCGACGAGAAGGTTGAGCGGTGCCTGTATGAGCGGGCCACCGGCTATGTTCTCAAGGAAGTCAAGAAGGTCAAGGACAGCGCTGGTGAGATCATCCAGGAGGTCGTTACTATGAGAGAGATCCCTCCCGACGTTACCGCTCAGATCTACTGGCTCAAGAACCGGCAGAAGGATCGCTGGAAGGACAAGTGGGAGATCGATATCGGCGACGGCAGGGTGCAGGTCAACATCCTGTCTTTCAGGGACTCACAGGAGCGCCTGAAGCCCGCAGGGCCACCGATTAACCTGATCGAGAGACAGCAGGAAAAGAAGGAGAGAAACAATGGTTAGAAAACTGTTTGAAAAATTTTTACCGCTTTACATCAGGCTGTGGCCGTCAAGCTATATTCTTGCAATGTGGTCACATCCACGCTTATACAGCGACGGAACCTTTGCGTATTCCCATTTAAGCGCTTTAAGGATAACGATTAGAAAAGGGCCGTATGCAGGTGAGATTGCATTCACGGTTAAAAAGGGAGTGCTTTAGTTGGTTGAGATCGACATCCCCTATAACTTTGTGCCTCGATGGTATCAGGAACCGGTGTACGACGCTGTCGTCCATCAGGGCGTTAAGCGTGGGGTGTGTGTGTGGCACCGGCGTGCAGGCAAGGATAAGACCTTGATCAACATCATGGTGGCCATGATGCACCAGCGGGTCGGCACATACTACTATTTTTTTCCGACGTTCAAACAGGGAAGGCTCATTCTATGGAACGGCATGGATCGGGACGGGTTCCCATTTCTGGCGCACATCCCCAAAGAGATCCGGGACAACACGCTCAAGCAGGAAATGCAGATCACGTTAAAGAACGGCTCGATCTTCCAGGTGATCGGCACCGACGACATCGACCGGATTGTAGGCTCAAACCCCGTTGGGTGTATATTCTCGGAATTTGCTTTGCAGAAGCCAGAGGCTTGGGACTACGTCCGACCGATATTGCGAGAAAATAACGGCTGGGCGCTATTCAACAGCACGCCCCGTGGCCTGAACCACTTTTGGGACATCTATCAGATCGCCACCAAGCAGGACGATTGGTACTGTGAGCATCTGTCCATCAAGGACACCGGCATCCTCGACGAGTCGGACATGGAGCGTGAGCGGGAAGAGGGAATGTCCGAGAACCTCATCCGGCAGGAATACTACTGTGACTTTACCGCTTCGACCGACGATGCCCTGATACCCATGGATATCATCATCCCGGCGCTGGGCAAGGTGATTCATCCTTCGCTCTACGAGAAAGCGCCGAGGGTCTTGGGCGTGGATGTGGCCCGGTTCGGTGATGACAAGAGCGTCATCATCAAGCGTCAGGGGCTGGCGGCTTTCGATCTCAAGAAGTTCCACGGGCTGGACAATATGCAGCTGGCCGGTGTGGTGGCGCAGGAGATCAACAGGTTTAAACCTCATGCGGTGTTCATCGATGCCGGTAGGGGCGAGGGTGTGATCGACCGGCTTCGGCAACTGGACTACGAGGTGATCGAGGTCAACTTCGGCGGTAAGGCTGCCGAGAGCAACAAGTATTACAACAAGCGGGCCGAGATGTGGGCGAGGACAGGCAAGTGGCTGGCCGCAGGGGGATCGATTCCCGACGATGTGGAGCTGAGAACCCAGCTGGGGCTTGTGACATACTATTTCGACCCACAGGATCGCATTCGCTTGCTGTCCAAGGACAAAATGAAAGAAGTGAACGGCATCAGCCCGGACTGTGGCGATGCCTTGGCGTTAACCCATGCCGAGCCGGTGGCGGTCGTCGATCCGCTCGATGTACTGGCCAACCGGCAGAAAACGGCGATTATAAACTACGATTTATTCGGGAGGCAGTAATGGCTTATTCAGGAGGAGGCAGGGGTACTGGTGGTGGCGTTTCAGGGGGCGGCGTAGGCGCTTCCTTGGGGGCTGCCAGAAGTGCTGAGAGAGATGCCCGGTCAAGATCCGCATCCAGAGGGATGCAGGGTGGCAGAGGTGCCGAACACAATTACGGGGGCAAAACCAACAGGGGTTCGGTTTATGAGGGCAACAAGAAGCAGGAAAAGCCCACCAAACCGGCTACCAAAAAGAAAGCCGCTGCGGGCGCTGTTGTTCCAAAGGGGCTGCAAAAGCTGATCGACAGGGAGCGCAACAAGAGGTCAACCATTTTGACCGGTGGCCAAGGAGTCCTGGAAGAAGCGCCGGTGAGCAGGAAAAAGCTTTTGGGAGGCTAATCATGTATAATCCAAACTACAGACCGCCAAAGCCTGCGAATGTAAGCAGCTCCAATTGGGGCGCACTGACGACTCTCTTCGGGTATCGAAACAGGGAGAAAGAGGAGGCCTCCGTCCCTCAGACCGAGATCGGTGCTTTGCGCCGTGGCCTGGTCGGGCCGGGCGGTGTCGGTCGCAGGCGTCAAATGGTGGGCCTTAGGGCCGCAGGCAAAGTGCATAACTTCGGCGGCGGAGGATCGTTGCTCAACTAAGGAGGCAGCATGGCTGAAGAACTAACCAAGGCCTTACCGGCCAAAGATTATGTAGATCGACACAAGCGCCTTCTTAAGCAGCGCAAGGAATACGAGGGCGACTGGAAAGACATCCAGGATTATGTGTTTCCTCGGAAGGGAATGTTTTTTGAAGAGGGCCAGAAGTCCGAGGACAAGAAGTCGCACAGTAAGATTATCGACCCGGAAGCGCTCATGGATCTCAAAGATCTGGCAGCAGCCCTTCTTACCGGCATGACCCCGAAGTCCCGACCATGGCTCCGTTTGACGCTCCAGGAAAGGGATATGATGGACAACCCGGAGGTCAAAAGCTGGTTTCACCGGGCCACCTCGCATATGCTGGACATCTTTGCATGGAGCAACCTTTATACCGCCCTGCATAGCATCTACAAGGAGACCGCCGGG